AGGTGTATAATTTGTAAAGTATGCGGTGGTCAATGATGTGCCAACCCCAACATTCCCACTCGCATCAACAAACAACCGCCCAGTGCCATTAGTCGAGATGGCTACGTTGTTTGCAGACGGCAGGTAAACGCCGTTTGTGGGCACGCTGCTGCCACTTGGAATCAATGCTGCAGCCGTTGCCGTACCTGTAGTAACAACGTTTTGACTGCCAAAATTGGGATTGATTTTTGTGCCATCAATTGCTGCCGCAGCGGCAACATCAGCATTGACGATCTCAAGATCGCCAATCATTGCACTGGTTACCTCACTCCAAGCAGTGTCGTAATCTGTTCCAGATTGCTTGAACAGTACCTGATTGGCTGTGCCGCCACTGGGAACTCCTTCACCAACTGGACCTTGAACGCCGGGAACAGCAACCGTTACTTCGGTTTCAGATGGTGCCGCTAGAGCGATCTGCGTATTTTGCTGGTCAATGACAGCAATTTGTACATCAGCCATGGATCAGTTCCGCGAATAGGTGGTCTGCACAGTCGCTACACCCGTAAGCCAATAGTAACGAGCACCGCTACCTTGGGTCAGGCTTACGTCGTAGCCATAACGACCGGCATCAATACCAGCCGTAGTTGCTGGCGTCATTGTCAAAGTAAATTCGCCGTTTGTTGCGTCGCTTAAAGCAGGCGTAAAAGTTGCAACTTGCACCAAGTCCGTCAAGCCTTTGACGTCAGCGTCTACCGTGTAACCAGTCAGATCAAGCGGTTCTGCAACGTAAAACGTACCAATCGCATCACCGCTCACCGTGATTGATGCCCCACCGCTGGTGGCAGACACTTGGAATGCATCAGTGGTCAAGCCAGTGGCGATCACGTAATACACCGAATTAATCGTCAATCCACATGGCACCGTAGTACCACCAGTGAAGACCACCTTGTCACCAGCACTTAAGCCGTGACAGCTGCACAGAAAAGTTGGCGTGCCAGTCGCAATGCTGATACTGGTTAGCGTTTGTCGATTTTGTGTTGCACGAAATGTCCCGCTCCACGTCGCGTTTTGCAGGATCGTAATATCGTGGGTGGCGGGATAAATCATGACGCGGCGACCCAGCGCAGAAGGCTTTCATTCCAAGTGTAAGGCTTACCGTCAGAAGGGATTGGCTTTGGTGCTTGCCATTGGCAAGTGTCTTCATCTAGCTGCCAGCTAGCGAAAGGTTGCGGCGCAATAAAGGCATCACGCTCTGAGTCATACAAATAACCAGCGCCGGCATAATTTTTGCGCATATTGCAGTTGTAGCTGGTTTGCTTCCAGTTCGTATCGGCGCCGAATAATTCCTGGCAGCGTTTGATGCCTTTAGCTTCGCACTCGATGCCGCCATCGAGAATTTCATCGTTAGAAATAACGACAACGCGCAATACGACGCTCTTTTGATCTAGTTCTGCAAAATGTGCCATTACGGAGGTGTTGTGTAGCGGATAATTACGATGCCAGAGCCGCCGGGCTTACCTCCTCCTCCTCCCCCGCCTGTATTGACTGCCCCTGGAGTAGCCGTAAAACTAATTAGATTGTTTTTGAATCCATTGCCACCGCCGCCAAGTCCTCCGTATCCAATTGTGATGTTCTCTCCAGATCCGCCACCACCACCACCTGAGTAATAAGTTGACGTTCCAGATATTGAAGACTGAAGACCATTGCCTCCACTGCCAGAGTAGCTTATTGTTCCTGCTTGGCCAGCAGCGCCAGCGCCACCGCCACCGCCACCGCCATAACTAGTAACGGTTGCTCCCCTGCCGCCGTCATTACCTTGACCTAGCGTGCCTGCACCCCCAAGTGATTTTGCGCGATTGCCACCACCAGAGCCGCCAGAGCCGCCTGATCCTTTACCGCCACCAATTGATGTAATGCCGTTAAAAACAGAATCACCGCCTTGAGTATCTAAACCGCCGCCTGCACCTACGGTTACGACATAACTGCCGTCGCCAAGACTGCTTGAACCAGTACGCATTCCTCCAGCACCACCGCCACCGCCTAAGCCACCTCCGCCGCCGCCAGCAATAACTAGATATTGAACAGAAAAACCAATGGGGACATTTGCGACGAGAAACGTGCCACTGCTTGTAAATGTATGCACAGTATCTGCGCCGACAGTTGTTATCGTGCCGCCTGTGGCGGAGAATTCTGGGACTTCACTGAAGCCCCCGCCCAGCAGCATTTCTTGGTTAGACATCAGGTGATACCTGTACCAGTGATCACAAAAGTGTCAGCGGCGACGCAAAGGATTGTGGCCACACCATAATTTGCCAATGTTCTATTGCCTGTAGAAGTTGATCCGCCAGCCCTAAGTGTTACGCCACTGCCTTGAGTTATCGTTTGACTGCTAGTTGAATTATTAAAAATTGTAACGTTATCGCCAACAGAAAACACTGAAGCCGGGACCGTAACTCCGCCTGTCGTAATACTAATATGCTTGCCTACGTCAGAGGCAACCAATGTATAAGCTGCTGTTTTTGCGTTTTGCGGAATTTGGCGAATGCTGCCTGTACCATCAGTGATAGTTCCTGTTGTTGTAATTGCGCCTGACGTATTGATCGCAGTACTGCCTGCAATTGTGCCACTCGTAATTGCGTTACCACTTACTTTGCCTGCAGTGCTAATGGTTGCCAGCTTGCTATCGGCAATGCTTGCAGATCCAGAAATGTCTGCATTAACGATGGTGCCGGTCAATGCCAGCTTGCTATAGGCGATGGCTGCACCACTTGCAATATCAGCATTAACCACACTGTTGCCTAGATTTATCTTGCTATAAGCAATTGCTGCGCCTGTTGCAATGTCGGCATTAACGATGCTACCTGTTAGCGCAAGTTTTGAATACGCAATTGCTGCGCTTCCAGAAATGTCGGCATTAACAACAGATCCAGTAAGGCTTAACTTGCTATACGCAATACTGCCAGCAAGCATCGTATTTGTAACAGTGCCGCTGTCGCCTGTAGTAATAACAGTGCCCGTTACATTTGGCAGCGTGATTGTGCGATCAGCGGTAGGGTTAACAACAGCGAGCGTTGTTTCATAGGTATCAGCGGTGGAGCCTTCAAACAGAATGCTGCCGCCATCAACACGAATACTGCTGCCGCTACCGACAACAACTTCGCCTGTCAGCGTGCCACCAGCTTTGGCGAGCTTTTCGGTATCAAGTTCAGTTATTGCAGCTTGAACGTCAGTTGCGTTGATGCCACCTGTGGGGCTATAGCTAATGTTGCCTGCAGTATTGCCAGCAATTGTGCCGGAAACATCAATCCATTCCCAAGTGCTGCCGTTGGAAACAAGCTGATCTGGCGCTTGCAGTGCTACCGCAGGTGCAGGTGCCGTACCAGTGCCGCTATTGACAACAACAAAGTAGTACTGATTATTGCCTGCGTCTGCAGAAGGAAGCGGACTGCCGGCTGTAAATCCAGAAACCGCTGCACCGGCAGCAGTCAGTGTTTCAATTTCATTGTTGACGGCATCATATGTTCCAGCAAACACAAGCTCACCGGATGTAATCGTGACTGGCAGCCACGAAGTACCACTCCAGATGTACAAGTCACGACGAGATTCTTCCCAGAAAAATTGACCGATATATTCAGCATCTGGGAAAACTGTAATATTGGCGGTTGAACCGGGACCGCCGAATTGTGTTACAGAATAATCGGCAAGGTTGACGCCCGAAACACCATTAACTGGCAACACTGTTGTGGCAATAGTGCCAGAAGTTAATTTTGTGGCTGGAATGTCAGGAATGTCATCAGCAGTCAAATTACCTGTATCGGTAATATGCCCCTCTGAATCAAACGTTACCTTAGTTGCTGTGCCGGCAATAATTTGATTAGTGTGGGCTATTTGACCAGCACCATCAACGCTTAATCCAGCGCCAGGACTTACAGCCCCCAAGCTGACGGCTGTTGCTGCTGGTAAATCAGTCCCCTGAATTAGGCGGCCAGCAGTTACAAGACCGTTGGCGTCATATTGAACAATGTGATAGCTACTGGCTTCAGGCGTAACAACATTATCAATAGTGAGCGTCTCGCCGCTCATCGCAAGACCATTGCCGTTAATTAGAACGCCGCCTTTTTGCTCGTTCGATGCAGTGGGAAGATCAGCGCCAGCAATAGTTCGCAGCGAAACAGCGCCGCCAGCACTGGTAGGACCGGCAACGAATTGACCGGCGCTTGTTGAATTGCTGATTGCCGCAGTAATTGCCCTCGCATCACCTGATGTGGCAATTGAAAAATTTAATGGGCCTGTATTTGTTATTGAGACAGAATTAACGGAACCCGCTGCTTTGAAGTCAACCCAACTACTGCCATTCCAGACGAATGCCTTATTCGTGGATGTCTCAATACCGATTTGCCCGGAAAACGTACCAGTCAGTGGCAGCGATGCACTTAAAGTTACAGACGAATTATCCGCCAGCTTGCCTGCTGTTACAGCATTGCTGGCCAGCTGATCAGAGTCAATTCCACCATTAACAAGTGCGCCACCAGGAATTGAACCTGAATCAAAAAGAATTTTGCCACTTGGTACTGTTTCCGCGGTCAGTAGCGTGACCGCTTTATCCATAAAATCAACAACACTGATTTTACGGCTTTCACTGGCCGACTTATCTGCAATCGCCAGCCAGTCCCCCGATGCCAAATCAGCGGAGGCAAGGCTTCTTAGTTCGCTGATACGGAGATCGGCCACGGCTACACCCTTGTTACCGACAGTCTAGCTTCAGTCATCATCTTCCAAAAGCAAGTACCCACCTTGCTCCAGCAGGATCGGATCACCGGCCTCTTGCAGCAAGCGACGTTGGGGAGCAGTGCGTGCTTTGAGGCGGATGGCACCAGTCGTCACGAAGTCGATGGTGGAAACAATAATATCGCCAGGACTGAAGCTAGTCGCGCTGTTTGTCACCAGCGCGTCAAATTCCCACCAAATCGAGTCGTTGTACTGCGATGCATCAAATAAACCGCCGCTCGGGGCGGTATCTTGACTTTTGATGTAAAATTTTGCGCCAAATGAAGAGCCGATTTCAGTACGCAAAACAAGCTGCATCAGGTAATGCACCGGCTCTACGTCGCCAATGTTCCCGTAGTCCCACTGTGCCGTTACGCGACCGCTGCCTGTGATCAGTGAGCTGTACTGCTGACGGTGCTCGTCACTCAGAGTAGTGATGTCAACGGTTTCGCGTGTCGTGTTTAATTCGTAATCAGTCACGCAAGCAAGCAATCGACCGCCGCGATCACGAACAGTAACCTCAATTGGAATATCACGCGCAATATCAACAATATTTACAGCTAGGTCTTTCGTGCCCTCTAGGCTGTCGTCAAATGTGTTGTACAGGCGAATGCCGCCAATCTCGTCAATAAAAATGTACCAGTTGCCACTTTCATAGACAGTGCCATCGTTCCAGCCGTCTGTACCAATAAAATCAAGGGTTGTGCCATCAGTCGTTTTAATTTCAACTAGATCTCCTGCAATCAGGTAGCCTTCGTCAAAATCAAAGCTAAAACGCTTGCGGCTTGAATTAACATCACCTGGATTGACCAGTGACTGCTTTGAGCCCTCCAGCGACTTGCGCGTAAGCTCAATGTTGCCGATATTGCCCAGGTAAACAGCCATTACAGCGTTACCTCCGTCAACGCGCCAGTGCCTTGGAAGCTGATCTGAGCTGAACTGACCTCGCCAACGCTGGCACCAAAACTCACGCTGGTGATATATGCAGTCATGGCTACGTCGTGATTTGTGCTGCCTTCAACTAAACGAAGACGCATTGTTACCGTATCTGCGTCTTCAACACCGGCTACGCGAAGCACTTTGCGTAGTGCAGTGGCGGCGTCGTTACGCCCTGCGTTGTTTTTGTAGTAAAGCAATGTGGCATTGCCGCTAAATTCCTGCAAACTGGGCGCGTAGGATCTCTGTGACTCCCCCAGACTTGTGGTTTCTAACATGTCAACAGAACCAGTTAAAGACCAAGACGTAACCTTAATCTGATCTACGCCGCTTATCAAAAGGCGACCTTCGCGGCCAGTAAAAACTTTTGCCATCGTTTCTATGCTCCTGTTAAGCAGCGTAGCTCTTTCCAGTCGGTATTAAGAACATGCCCTGAGCCAGTCGTGATTCTTTGCCACCCTATAATACAATACTCTTGCCCTGCGCCAGGGTTCACGACTGCAACAGCGGCGTTTTTAACTACATGTCCTTTGACGTAGGTGCCAGATGCGGGGACACTAGGAGACATAATACTCGGTGCAGTGGTAATCTTCTTAAACGTAGCGCTTGAAGGGTCTCCGTCGTAAATAATTGCCACAAAGCCAATCTGCCTTAAAACGTTGCGAATGCCGCGACAGTCTGGCTCATCGCCAAGCCCGTCTGTACCATTTGGATCATAGATAGCGTAATTATTATGCCAAGAAAAAGCATTAGCATCTGTGACAACATTGGACATGTGCTGCATTGTATTGCCAGCAGCTATTCCGCAAATACCAGAAACAACATCAATTCCGTAAACAACGCCATTAGACCCCCATTTATTCGTAGAAGCATGACTTGGGTGGCGAAATAGTGGATCAAGATCCAACCAATTTCCGAATAAAGAGCAGTGCGAAACGCTATCAACTGAATTTAGCTCAATGCCAGTGCCAGGCCAATCTGAAATTGTATTATTGCGCACAACCGTTGAAGCCCTGTCCAGTCCGTTTGAGCTTGCGTAGCCTTTGATTGATATAGCGGATGTATCTATCCCGCCACCAGACAAGACATTTGATTCAACAACCAATCCTCTAACAGGCCCCTCAAAATAAATACCGTCTACAGCAAAAAAAGTGCTTGTAATAGATGGATCATAAAAGCCTGGCCCAAAAGATCCACCCTGTCGATCAAGCAGCGTTCCATATCCATAGTCAGAATATTTAGACACACCTGTAACTGGCAGGGTCGTTGCTATTGTGTTTTGAGCAACTGTAATTCCCCAGGCGCCGATATTTACCTTGCCTGCGGCGTCTATATTGTTTATCCAGTTATATGCGGAAACATCGGACAGATAGCCAGGTTGCGAGGAAAGCCCACCTAGAGACCTGTCTCGAATGTTAATTTTAATAGCGTAACCTCCTGTGTCCGTAGGGGCGTTAAAGTTGTAAAATGTATCGATAATTGTATTGTTTGTAATTTGCACGCAAAAAATCGGCGTATTTCCTTCAGGTAGATCTATCGTATTGTCAATGACAATTGGCAATCGCAGCATACGTCGCATAACGTTATTTGTAATCAATGCAGCTTTTGCGCCTAAGATTTTTATTCCTTGGCAAGCCTCAAAAGCGTTCCCTGAGATTGTGATACCACTAGAAGGGGGTACATCGTCCCAGCTTTCAAAACCGGCGGGAACAGGAAAATTTGTGTCTGTATCAATTGAATGCAATGCAATTGCATCATCGGCAACCCGATAAAAAATATTTCCAACAATTGATACATTGGACGAAGCGGTAAAACGGGCTCCATCTCTCAATACATCAACAAATCGACATTCTTGAACAGTTACATTTTGAGCATAGGTAAAAGCAGTCGCCATAAAACGCACGCTTTGTACGGTAACGCCACGCATCTTTAGATTTACAACATTAAATCCTGTCAATGCTTGGCTTTGATTGGTTTCAGTTGTATGCGTGCCTAGTGTTCCTTCAATCTTGAAATCCATAAATGCTATATTTTGTGTGTTATCAGCAACCAGCAGATCTTGTCTTGGGTTAGTTGGAAGATCTTCGTGGATAATTACAGAGCAATCCCCATCTCCCTTTAGCGTTGTATTTGAATACATTAACAACGCAGGACTTGTATCCGCTTTTCGGAATCGACCAGGCGGGAGATAAACAATGCCGCCTCCTAGTTCATTAGCACGATTGAATGCTGCTTGAATTGCGGCAGTATCATCGACGCTCCCATCGCCTATCGCCCCATAATCTTTTATGTTAATAACATCATTTGTGTACTCATTAAGTTTGCGAGACCCACTAACTGTTACGGAGCTAGCGTTTATGACGCTCAGCGAAGTCAGCGGAGTATTGCCGTCAATAGTTGTCGAAGCACTTAGTCTTGCAAAGCCATTGACCTGCAAACTGTTTAAGTAAAGGTCGCTGCTCCACTCAGCCTCAGTTCCAGTGTTATTTGTTTGAAGAACTTGCCGCGAAAAGCCTGGATTCAATCTTGAAACAGCTAGTTTCAAAATGTTTGCATATTCATTGTTTTCTGAAGGTGTAATTTGTGCGTTTTCACCTGCATAAGTACTCAATAATGCGGCTTCATAAAGTTCTCCGCTGCCTTGGAAGGTAATGTCTGCTGTGCTAATTTCACCTACCGAAGCGCCAAATACTACGCTCGTTACATAGGCAGCCACAGAAATGTCGTGGGCTAAATTATCAGTGCCACTAAGACGCAGGGTTAGTACAACAATATCGCCGTCCTTGACGCTTTCTACACGTAAAATTTTTCGCAACACTGTCGCAGCATCGTTGCGACCGAGTTCGTCTGTATAGTAAAGCAAAGACGCTGTTCCACTAAACTCCTGAACGCCGGGAACAAAAGTTTTTTGGTACTGCCCTAGCGTTGTCGTCTCTAGCATTTCTAGAGATCCATTTAGCGCCCATTTTATTACTTTTAATTGCTCTACCCCGTTTATCAAAAGATGTCCATCTTTGCCGGAATATGTTTGCGTCATTTATGTCACCGCCACTAATTTTACTGTAATACTACTGCGGCCAGGACGAACCGCTCGCACAGAGGGCTCTGATTCATAGCGCCATTTCGCGCCGGGCGGAGCATCAATACTGGCAGCGCTGCTCGACCATCCACTTCTAACAGCATCTGGCAAATCAAACGTGCGCAGCGTGCCAATCTGCGCGGCGTAGTCGTCCAAAAACAATTTAGCGTTAGCGTCTGTAATATTGTCGTAACTCAGGCTGATTTTTGCGTTAGTGCGCTGACTTCCATACAAAATGCGAATTTCAGCGCCAGATTGCGCGTTAAATCGTTTGATCGGCCAGTCACCAGGACTGAAATCGCGGCTAGTGGGTTGCAATGTAGGAAATGCCATCACTCAAGCACCCGGAACGCGGTTTCGTTCAGCACGTCCTTTGCAACAATGCTAGCTCCCGTGCTATCGACCGGAACTTCAACAGCACTGACGTTGACCAGCCCGTCTTCGTCAAGGGTGAGCTGCTCCACCTGATAAACGTTTTTGTTGACTGTCGTGCTGAGCAGTGTGAACAGGCAACCATGCACAGTTGAATCAGTGACACTGCCACCACTAATCGTGATTTCTTTTTCAGAAACGTCCGACGTGGCTGGATTGTAGACCAACGCGGTGTAACTACCATCGTTGACAGTGCTGATACTGACCAGTGTGCCAGCCTCTTGAATTACCCCATTGGCCGCAGCGTTGTAGCTGGTAGCGGCGGTGATAACGCGAATGTAAGAGCCGGGTTGGATGCCAAGCGAATCGGGCACCGTTTTGAAGCTGACGGTATGCGTAACGCGCCGGCGAACACTCAACAGGAACCGAGCAGTTAGCAGGGCTTGTGCGCGATTGGTGCAGAAGTCAGTGAGATCAAATGACTGCTGCGTTGTTGCGCGACTGCCTTCTGGGATATCTGCCCAGTCCACCAATGCTGATGCTTGTGTCGGCAAATCATTTTCGACGGTAACGCGCCAGCTCACCAGTGCGCGAAAATTAGACCTTTGAGCGGCGTCAATGTATTGCACCTGCAAACTGTCTTCAATAATGTTGCCAGCAGTGAAGATTTGATCAACGGCAATGGGGCTTGTGCTGATCTGGTAGCTGCTGTCATACGGCAACGCAGGCATCATGCCAAATCTGCCATTTTTAATCGTAAAGCTGCAGAGCTGCAAAGCAGCATTGTCGTACAAAAAGGAGCGAAAACTTTCGCTCTCCTCAAGCACGCCATCAAAGAAAATCTTGTTTGCTCGCTGGAAGTTAGCGGCAATGCGCAATGAATCAACGTCGATCAGCTCTGTTGGTACTACATTGCCAACGCCTTGGCTGTTGCTTGTTAGCAGATAATAAACTAGATCTGCAAACAGGTTACTTGGAGCTGTATCGCCTTCAATCAAGCGGCTGACGTTAATACCTGTTGGCGACCATAGACGCATTTGATTGATGCTTTCGATTTGACCGCTAGATTTAACGGACAAACCAATAGTTGACATCCCATAATAATTCGGCTCAGTTTCGTTATCAATAAATTCGTTGACGTAAACAATTTCGTGCTCAGGTCCAGAAACGTTGGATTTCTCTAATTCCAGATAATGGCTGCAATCAGAAACCTGCGATGCCTGTTCAAAAATACGCTCTTCCTTGCTGGTCTTATCGGCGCCCTCGCTGGCAGACGCTTGAAGAGACGCTACGCGAAATTGAAAATATGCCTGAGTGTAACCTTCCTGTTGGGAAAACGCATTGCTGGTGGAGCGAGTTATTGTAAATTTATCATTCAAATTCCATGCTCCAGTCGCGCTTTCAACTGTAAAGGTATAATTTCGCCAGCCATAAACCGCGTTGGACGAGTTAGTCACGGTCTTAGCAGCATTGATATATTTAGACCCTTTAACGTCACCGACAGACCGCGCTCTTAAACGCAGGGTAATTTCGCGGTTTCCGTTTGGTTTTATGTGCGTTGGCAGCACAACTTCGCGCCATTCTCCCTTGTAGTTCCAGGCGTAGCCAAGCAGAGTCTGCAGCCATGCCTGTTCCCGTAAGTCTTGGCTTGATCCATTTGTGGATGTCTGCTCAAGCACGACAGAACCGGGGATATTCGTTTGGACGGGTATTACAGCGCCACCCTGCTCATCAACGAATTCGCGTGCTTTGGTGGTTAATTCATTGTTAATTAAGATGTTTTGAATTGGAACTTCTTCGCCAGCCGTTGTAATGCGAAAAGTGCCGTATGGCGTCTCGTAATCTTTGCCAAATTGTTGGCCGTTTTGCGCATTCAGTCTTGTTGCAAAATTTGTGCCAATACTGTTAATTGCAATATCAGAACCAGTTCTAGGGATAAAACGGTATTCATAGTATCCGCTCTGCCTCGGACGAATGCGCAACCAGTTGTACTGGCTGACAGGGTTGCTACCTGTTACGCAAAATACTTTTGGAATGCGAGCCCATTGCTGCAAGTTTTCGCCGTATTTTTGTACGGGTCTAACCCAGACAGAGAAGCATGAAGTGCGAGTAAAGTATTTGTTCATTACCGGGGTATTTAATGATATATCTCGCCTATCAAACTCTTTCAGCCTAAAAGGCGTCGGAAGTGAACTAAAGTTGCACAAATTATTAGCCCGATTCCAAACTTGGCTGCGAATGCCAAACTCGATTACTTGGCAATCCCTGCGCACAGGGCGCACAGTTGCCCTGTGGTAGCGACAGATGTTGTAAAAAGCGGCTCCGCAGTGCTTGTTGGGATTAAAAGTGTCGCCTTCATAGCCGCCTAATGGTTCTTCTACAGTGCGCGTGCCAGCAATGCCAATTTGAGGCACACCAAGAATCGCAACACATCTCAAAGTAATATCTAAATTGCCGTTCTTTACCCAATCATTGCCGCTACGAGCTTCAACGACCCAGACAGAACTAGAAATAATCCACTTCGTGCCAATTTGCATCAGGTCTGATGCTCGCGTGCGCCAAGCGTCAGCAGAGGACTCAAGATCATCTAAATTGACTTCCGTGCCTTTAAAGCCATCGCTGTCAATCAAATCTCGTTTTTCTAATTCCCGCCAGTTGTTTCCATTGATCCTAAAAACAACAGTATCGTTTTCGTTAATCTGAACTGTCTGTCTGTCTTCTACCGCAGCTGCACCTGCTGTTCCACTATGGGCAACAATCCCCATGCGACGAGAGTACGCACGCCCAACCCCTGGCATTCCACGTTCAGGCGTATTGTCGTGAATAACATCAGCCTTGCTTCCGGCAATCTTGCGTCGTTTAGCAATTAACTCAAGCCTTTCGTCTCTGTATTCTTCTCCTTTTGTTGTGCTCCAAGGGGCGCTAACAATTTCCCAATTAAAACGATATGCCGTACCATTGTGGATTGGTTCTGAAACACCAAAAACTGTGCTCTCTTGTGGCGTGTATGCCATTGAAAAAGCAGTACCTAGCTCTTGCGCAGGACTAACTTGCGGAGCCGTAAAAATTGGGACTCCGGCAGTACCGCTAAATGCACCATCTTGTGAGCCGGAAATTTTATTGGCAGGTGTCAACCTATTTGATGCGTTACCAGAAGACCAATAGAGCGCATAATCCGACGAGCCAAGACTGTTAAGCGCAGCCGTACCAAGACGTACACCACCGATTTCAGGTTGTTGTACACCAGCTTCACCAGCAATATAAATACCTTGGTACATTTGATAAGGGCCAAAAGCAAATAATCGGCTCCATACCAACGCTGGTGCAAGAATCAAGCCGCCGGTCAAAACACCATCGCTTCCTGTGCCGCGCTTGCCAAAAGGAATGGGAATCGGCTGCCCATATTCCGCGAGACTGCTGACGTTATCGAAGCTCGTGGTTTGATTGAAGCGGGTCGGTCCAATCTGATCGGCGAGCTTTTTGCCCTTAATTTTGGCGGGCGACTCTAATGCTGGCGCTTTTGGTGCCAGTAATACGCTGACGGCAGTAGAAGCCAGGCCCAGCACAAGGCTGACAATTGCAACAACTTCCCAATTGTTTATTTCTGGAACATGAGCATATTCAGCAGGCCGCACATGCGCTCGCAACTGCGCATGTCGCACAAATTCACGATATTCCTGCTCACTGCAACCCAGCGCTTCAATCAGCGCGATTTCATACGGTAAGAGCGCAGGATCGTAAGGGCGAGAAGCGGCTTCCAATCCGCCCTTCCGGTCAAACGATTGAGATACAGAATTCCGTCCTGCCATTTCACCCCAAGTGCTGGTGGGTCAGATGCCAGCAAAACCACGTCACCATCGTAAGCCGGCGTGTCTACTTCATCGCCATATTTCTTGACTTCACGCAAAATGCCTTTTATTCCAAGGCTATACCAGTCCGGTTGATCGGATGGCGCATCCAATTTCATCGCCTGCATTGCCTCAATTACGAGCTGATGGCAGCGTTCGTAATGCTTTCCAATTAAGTGATCACACACGGATCTGCGCTGTAAAGGGGATGCTGCCGACCTGCCAGCGATGAAGCCTGCGACCCGGAATGTTGGCTTGAACAGCGTCCAGCACTGAATTCAGGCTGATCTGTAAAGAGGTTTCATCCCAGCCGCCGCTGGAGCAGCTGCCCCAATACTGGTACAGATTGCGCTGAACCGCGCCAGTTGAAGGCTCCCACAGCACTGTGGTGACCTTGGCAACCCACAAATTATCGAGAGCTTCTGTGACCCAGGCACGGGTCATGTCCGTATTGGCAAACTGCAGCGTTGCGTCAAGGTTGTCGCCCTGCAACGTGGCTACTGCACCGCCAAAGCTGAACGGCAAAAACAAGTAGCCATCTACGTTTTGATTGATTGCATAGTTTTGGAACCTGTATTGGGCGGCTTGCCCTGTGGGTCCAATATCAAGCAGGTGGCCGTAGGCGTATTCCATCAGATTCCGAGGCGTCGACGAGCGGCTGGACTGCTACCAAGTGTTCGCATGGCGCTCCGTTCGCCTTGGATGGCGCCTTGTCGAGCTGCTTGAGCCATACCACGCTGGAACTGATCAGCCGTAACGTAGTCCACATTATTGATGCGTTCCACGCTGTAACGCACGTCGATTGGCTCCATTGTTGCAGTTGCTGTGCCGCCGCCTTCAGCGCTGGTGCCATTGCCAGGGATAACCGATTCACCACGGGCGCCACGCGAATAGCGGGACATCGCGGCAGACATTTTGGACTGCGGGATGACGTACTCTGGTTCGCCGCCTTCGCCGATTAGTGCATTGGTGGGTCCGGTTACAAAGCCACCTTCGGCAAATGCGCCAGTTGGAAAAAGATTGCCTCCAGACAACGGCGAACCGTTAAAACTAAGGCCGGTTGTGTCTGTCCCAAACCCGCCAACACCAGCAAATAATCGCGCAATACCAATAGCAATGTATTGAGCAATTGCTTGTGTAGCGTAATCAATCAAGGCTTCGCCAATCTTGGCAAAGAAATCAGAGATTGCTTGCTGAGCTGATTTGGCGCCAGTAATAACATCCTTAAAGCTGCTTGAGAAGGCATCGCCGATGGCAGTTGCGGCAGTTTTAATTTGATTTGCTGGTGCCAAGAAGTCTTGCAAACCTTGCTGCATTTCTTTAATCATGTTGGCAATCGGGCCACCGCCAGATACACCAAATGCAGTTGCATCAAAAGCAGCCTTAAATAGCTTGTCGGCTTCTTCTGCCTGTTTTTTTAGAGCTTCAGTTTGAAGGTCAATTAGTTCAAGGCGTTGAATTTCTGCGTTTAGTTGATTTAAATTTGTTTGCTGTTCGGCATTTTTAAGCTCAGAAATCTGCTTAGCGCGATCCTCAAAATCAAATTGAATTTGCAGGCGTTTACGCTCAAGTTCAGAAGTTTCAAATAGCAAGACAGCTTGACGTGCAAATTGAGTAGCAAGCTGATCGCCTAAAGCCAGTGATCGCTCAAGTTCTTTGGCTAGACGCTCAGCTTCGCGTTCTGCATCAGACTTGCCTTTTTTGCCTTTACCAGTTGCTTCCATCAATCCAGGAAGCGTTGCTCTGGCTGTTGGCGGTGCAGCAGTGGGTGGGGTTAAAATGCCTTGCTGATATCCATACGTCCGCATTAGATCGCGAAAACGCTCTTCTCGCAGTTGATTAAATACTGCTTGGTCAATCATTTGACCGCTGCGGCCAAATTGCCCTCCGTTTTTCCCCGCGCGTATCTTTGCAATTTGTAGAGCTTCTTGCCCTGCTTGTTTAAATAACTTGTCGCGCATTGCTGGCGCAAGGTTTGCACCCAATTGACGCTGCAACAATATCGTTTCAAACACGCCATTTATTTGATTGGCAATATCAATTGCCAGCCCAAGAATGCTTTGCATCGCTGGCGCAAGAATTGTGCCTAGCCGTGATGCCAAATTTTGCACTGCATCTTGAAGCGTGCTTAAACGACCTGCCAGCGTGTCACTTTGAGCGACGGCACCATTTGCATATTTACCGCCAGCATCAGTTAACTTTTGCAGCGCAAATTCAACCGCTTCAGCACTGATACGACCTTTGCTTAATGCGTCTTGGAACTCTTCGCCACTTAGTTTGTATTCTTCCCGCAAGACTTGCTGCAACGCAACGCCACGCTCTTGGAACTGCAGTAGTTCTTCGCCTTGCAGTCTTCCTTTGGCTTGGACTTGACCGTAAGCAGTAACAAGACCTTGTAGTTCGGCACCAGTGGCACCTGAGACATCAGCGAGGCGTTTAGTTGTTTCAACAACTTTTTCGGTCGATACACCAAATGCCTGCAAGCGCTTCGCCGAATCAATCAGCTCAGTACTGGTAAATGGTGTAACAGCGCCAAGTTGCTGAAGTTCACGAATGATCTGAGTAGCCTTTTGAGCGCTACCAGTTAAAACTTGTAAGCTTCGCGTTTGACTTTCTAATTCAGCTGTTTTGGCAAAAATAAATTTTGCCGCTTGAATTGCGCTAAACGCCGCCGCCAACTTACCAACAGCAGCCGTTAAACCACCAAATGCCCGTTCAGTTTGCTTTGCTTGCCCTTGTATCGCCCGCAGTTTTTGCGTTGCATCCCTGCTATCAACATTGATGGCAACATTGGCAACGACAGACACGGCACAGCCCTTTCGTTAAAAGCAGTCTACCGACGGCGTTTCATCCTGCGTTCTTGTTCTTCGTTAAGCAGATCAAAATAACTGCTCCAAATAAGCAGTTCTTCCATTGTCACTTCAACATTAAGCCGAGCCAACGAGTAGCCCAGCTCTTTTGCCACACCAAGCTGCAGTAACAGCAAATTGTCCTTTTTAACTTCAGCCTTTAACGCTTTTCATGTCCAGTTCTTGCTGCTCCTCGGGATTGGTAATAATCGCCAACATCATGGCTTGAAGATCGGCGTCAAGCACATCGTTTTTCAGTTCGTCAATTTGACCGGCTTGAAACAAACGCTGACCAGCTTCGTCAGCTGCTTTAGTCACCAACAGGTTTAACGCAAAGCCGTTGGCATCATCGCCTCCAGGCATCTTCTGTGCGCGTTCACGCTCTGCCATGGTCAAAGCCGTGGCGTAAAACTCAAACGTATCGCCATTACTGAGCGTTACAACACGCTTGATAGGCGTCAGGTTTGCAGCCTTTTTCAGCCGAGCAAGAGCAGACGAAGCAGACGCAGGCATAAAAATCAGTCGTTGGTTATTACTTTAGACGCAAAAAAGCCCCCAGCGCAAGCCGAGGGCTTTCATTGTGTTGCCAGGATCAAGCAGAAGTGCTGAAATCGAAGGTCGGCACGCCGGTAGGACGGAATGCGATCTCAACTTGCTGGGCATCGTCAGGGTTGATGTTCAAACTGGCGCTGATCAGCACGGCATCCATCGCAATGGAGCGGCTAAGCGCTTCAGTGCTTTGCTTGTCGGTGTAGAGCTTGAAGGCACAACCAACCTGCTGGCGCTGCAGCACATCCTCGACCATCCGGTTAGAAAGTGCAGAATCCTCGTTGGTGACGTAGACGGTAGCAGTACCGCTACTATCGGCAAAACCGGGGATGTAAGCACGGAAAGGTGCGTATTGACCAGCAGTTTGACCGATGGTTGTAACATCAATTTCACTGCGGCTAATTTCTAAGCTCCAGCTTTGCACTTGCCCGACAGCGGCGTAATCGGCGTAAGCAACCTGAAACTCATTGGGAGCTGCAGCAGTACCATCGTCAGTAATGGTGATGCTTGCGCCGCCAGCGGTAGCAGAAACCTGCAGCACGCCAGTAGAAGCGGTGTAAGCAATGACGTAATAAGTGGTTGCTGCGGTGATGCCAGCGGGCAAAGTGCCAGTGCCAGATCCGCCAGTTTGGCTGTTAACAACGCTAAAAACAACCGGATCGCCCACCTTCAAATTAAGGTAAGGCTGAATGGTGATTTCATCATCGGCAACAGTCACACCAGACTCACCGAATGTTCCGGTGGTGCCAGCGGGCTTGTAGTAGAGGGCGCCGGACGTACCGGACAAAACAGTAACAGCCATGTTGTGAACGGTAGTGGCTACGCCTAGTCTAAATAGGCTTCAAACGTAGCCGTCAACTGAGTTTGATAGTACGGCTCTGGCGAAGCCGGTGTTATCTGTGACGGACCTGAGGCTGCATCAAAGATGATGCCGGAGAATTTAGCGCGGTCAAATAAGTCTTTGATGCGCTCTGCGATGGTGAGGTTGGCGCCAGCTCCAGAGCCTACAGGCGTAAAGATGTTAACGACTAGCGTTCCGTTTTGGCGGTTGAAGCCAGTGGACGGCCCAAGCAAGGTGGCATACGCATTGTCACCAAAGTTAACGGTAATTTGCACCCAAGGGATATTGTTTGGCGGGGTGAACGGAACATTGGCGTATGCAATGGCATACGGCGGTTCACCAGTAGGACCGCGAGTGCTTAGATCTAGTTCAAAGCGTTGCTCGATAGCAGCGCGTACATCGTTAAGTGTGCTGCTCATGATTGACGCCCGATACGATCAGCTGCTACACGCACCCTACCTTGAACATCTTTGGCGATGCCTTGAATCCAGCCTGCACGCCCCCCTTGAGCACCTTCAGTCTGTTTGCTCCAGCCATTAGCTAAGCGCTCAGCGTATGGCAGATTGTTATGCACGCTGTAAATGTTGCCAAGTCGTTCCTGCTGATAACCAATACGAGACAGCGGTGGTGTTTCGGGATAGTTGCCTTCAGGTGCAATACCCCCAGGCGCAGCGTTTTCACCAACCTGCCAACTAGCACGAAAACGCCCAGATTTTACTGGGCTCGCAGCCTTTAACAAGGTGTCAGTTTCTAGCACTGATGCACGCAGCAGCTTTTCCATTTGCTGACTGGCGTAATCGCCAATATCGCCAATGCGGATAGTGCGTGCCATTATGCCCTCAAGATCAGTTCGTAAGTAATTGCTGTGTTGTCTTGCTCAATGGTGTCAACACGAATCACCTGATGCGTAATACTGCCGATGATGACACGATCCGTTGGTGTTGGTGCGTTTGCCAGATCAGCAGCGGCGATCAACAGGCGCTTGTCGGTCGCCTGAATTAGATCGTTGACTTCATTCAGGTTGATATCCTGCAGCACACCACGAACAACGGTATCAGTCGTGGTTTCGCTAACGGCGCCAGTTGTCGGGTTGTACGCACCGGGCACAACACGGCGAATGGTGGCAGTACCACCAAACTTTGCCATCAACTTAGAGGCTGTTTTCCGTAGCGAGCCTGCTAGTGCCATCAGATTTTATAGGCGATACATGCACCATTCTGAAGCTGGATGCTCGTGAAGTAACCAGTCAGGTGTGCGCCTTGATCAACTGATGCGCCAGAAAAGCTGTTGTCAATAATGTTGGTTGAAACAATCGACTGAATCGTAGTGTTTTCGTAAAAGTCGATGTGGTGGAACTTGCCAGTGTGAACAGCGGTGTCGTGAATTAGTTCAGCACCGATTGCGTAATCAACATGACTGGCGCCGCCGTGTGATTTTGCCATGGTTAGATCTTGTAGGCGATGACAGCGCCACCGTTGTTCAAAGTGAAGGCAGTGAAAACGCCCTGAATTTCAAAACCTGCAGGGAATGATTCGCCAACGGGGCTGTTACCTGTCCAGTTTTGAGCCGTCAGTGCAGCAAAGCTAGTGTTGTTTTTCAAGATAACGATTCGGTTCCAGCGCCCTGTTCTAGCATCAGTCGAAGTGACGAAATCACCACCGATGCTGTAGGTATTGTCAATTGCTTGCAGAGTGGACATGATCAGATCCTGTATGCAACAACTGTGCCGCTAGTCAGCGTCACGCTCGTGAAGATGCCGTACATCTCACCAGTTGCTTTTAGCGGTACAGCCGTCAAAGCATTGCCGGTGTAATCTTCAGCCACCAGCGAAGCAATCACTGAATCTTCAAGGGCGCAGATCTTGGCAAACCGCCCAGTGTGAGCGTTGGTGTCGCTGATGTATTCAGCCCCAGGGTACGCGTATCCCATGATCAGCTCCGGCGAATTGCAAAGTTGCCTGGTCCACTAATTCTAAGCCCGGTCAAATATCGTTCAAAGATCGGCGGCACGCGATCAGCGCCGGTTGCCATGCCGCTAGCACCAGCGGTTTCAACACTCAAACTGCCAATTTGAACCCGCTTGTAATCCTCAACGCCAGACAACCCAAGCCCATCTTTATTGTTGTTCAGGTAAACCGCCAGCACGCATTGGGCGTATTCGATCTGGCTTGGGATCTCTGTGTCAGTGAAATAATCGGTAGTGATACGGAAAGGGAAACCTACGGCGTAGGTGTTGATGTAGGTATCAGGCTTCCGCACCCCTGTTCGTGGCCACTGCAATGCTTGCGTGTCAGTAGCACGAGCGCCTAAAAAACGCTCACGATCAAGCCGCTGGGTAGCAGAAACCAGCGCACGATTTTTTTGATCAGCGCTTGCAGCCGCCCATGCGATTACATCATCATTTTCGACAAAGCCATCAATCAGCGTCTGCGCTGCTGCCAGTGTCAGGTAGCTGTTGGCGTTTGCGCCCCCTACCGTTGCGTCGATTGTTACTGCCATCGGTAGGTGCCGAGGTTAGTTCAAGTTTAGGAGTGGGCTCCGCAATAGGAAAAGA